CGTTGTTTGTTTCAGCGGGGAGTTTTCGTCGAGAGCCGATGACGCGCTCTTCGAGCATTCGGGATTTATTGTTCTGGACTTTGACCACGTTGATGTTGACTCGACCAAAAGGTCTCTTGCCACGGACGATTTCATTCATTCATGCTGGACTTCGCCAAGCGGAGCGGGTGTCAAGGCGCTGGTTAGAATCACCAATCCAGAGCGACACAGAGACCACTTCCGAGCACTCATTAAGTACTTCGAAAGAACACATGGGTTAGACCTAGATGAATCTGGCATCAATGAGTCTCGTGCATGCTTCGAGTCTTACGACCCAGACATCATCATCAAAGACGAGTACAAGAGGTTCGGAGCCTTTACTACTGAGCACGCGGAGGCTCAGGTACCAACAAACGAGGCATACGACCACACTGATTACATGAAGCTTAACCTCGCTTGCCGAATGATCAGGCAGGCGGAGGATGGAGAAAAGCACGCGATGCTTATGAAAGCATCTAGGCTTATAGGTGGATTCGTGTCTGCTGGTCGCATTGAAGAGGAGGAGGCTATTAGGGTTCTGCACAGGGAGATTTGCAAGAGAGACATTGCATCAGAATCTCAAGCCATGGCCACGATTATCGACGGCATTGAGCATGGTAAGCAGATGCCTATCCGCGACCTCATCGACGAAGAGAAGTCGGCTCAAAGAGAGATGCTCATCAACGATGGTGATATGTCTTTCATATCGTCCGACGATTCTGACTTCAGGTGGATTGACGACTACTCCCAAGGCAAGATTCAGTTGGGATTGGACACTGGAGACCCAAAGCTAGACGACTTCTTTAGGTACAAAAAAGAATTCACTATCATCAATGGTCACTCCAATGTAGGCAAGACAACCACGGCTCTATATCTCATAGCCAACTCAGCCATCAGGCACGACTGGAAGTGGGTGCTGTATTCCTCAGAGAACAGGACGGCTTCCCTTAAGATGACTTTGATGCAGTTTGCCATGGACAAAAAGGTAGCCGATATGACGTATGTGGAAAGGAAGGCTGCGTACAAGTGGGTGCAGGATCATTTTACCGTGATTAGCAACGACCAAGTGTACACCTATGCTGACATCATTGTGTTTATGGAGAAGGTAATGCGGCAGCAACCTATCGACGCCATCTTTGTGGACCCTTACAACAGCTTGAAGCTCGACATGAAGGGCAGCAACATCAGCACTCACGACTACCACTACGAGGCCGCATCAGAGTTCCTTACGTTCAGTAAGGCTAACGACATTGCCGTTTGGCTTAACTGCCACTCAGCTACGGAGGCTCAACGACGCAAGGGACCGGATGGATTGCCTACTGCTCCGTACGCCGAAGACACAGAGGGCGGCGGAAAGTTCGTAAACAGAGCGGATTGCTTCATTACTATTCACCGAAAGGTTCAATCAATGGACCCTGACATACGGAAAATGAGTGAGATACACGTTAGAAAGGTGCGAGAGACAGAGACAGGTGGATCACCCACCCCGCTCGAAGACCCGTACTGCCTCGTCATGAATCTCTCTCACACAGGCTTTACTACACGCATTGGTCAACGCGCTTTGTTTCAGTCAGTTAACTTTGTTGAGAAATCTCAAATGCCTATCGCAATAGATTTTCTTTCTCAAAAATCTTGACTTCTCAAATTTCTCTTGGTAACTTCGCCTATATGAAGAGAAGAACAAAGACTCCAAAGAGACGTACATCCAAAAAAAAACATTTAGGAAGGTACGCTAGTTCTTTAGAGAAGTATTGTGCAGACCAACTGAAAGAATACGGGCTAGCTTTTGACTATGAGGAACACACGTTCGAGCTCATGGAAAAGTTTAGATTCCCGAATAAGTATTTCAAGATGACTTCCAAGGGTAAGGAGATGGCGGACCGAACTGGGTCCGTCGTTCTCCCTATCACATACAAGCCCGACTTTGTCGGAAGAGACCATGATTGGATTATTGAGACCAAAGGTTATCTCCCTTCCCATCATGATTTCCCCATGAGATGGAAACTTTTTATGCGACATCTTGTAGGAACTGACTCTAAAACAATTATCTTTCTCGCCAAGAATAGTGCTCAAGTGGATCATGCGATTCAAGAGATACTAGAATCGATTAAGAATGGAGACATTTAGACTCAGTTCGTACTACCTGATAGCATGTGACCGCGTGCATCAAGTGATGGATGATTTGTATGAAGCTCTTCACGACGAGGACGGCAAACCACTGACTGATTTGGAATCAGTTATTGATATCGTTTCCTCTAGTCGGAAAGAAATTTATGAAGAGCTAGACATCATCAAATCAATCGTTGCAGAATATGAGGGTATACAAGGTAGAGGTCACAAGTGACATGATTAAACGAGCCGAGGAGAAATCCAAGTGGCACGGTGACATCAACAACAGCATCAGACACGGAGAAGGAAACGTGGTTGGATACCTCGGTGAAGAAATGACCCTTGAGTTTTTAAGCGACGTGGTTGAGGAAAACAACTACGACTACGACATGATTAGATTTAAGGGCACTCCCAACCAGTACACCATAGATGTAAAAACAAAGGAGAGGGGTGTGAGCAAAAAGGGAAAAGCATATGAGCCTAGATCTCATTACTCAGTACACGTTACAACCGCATCCCTGCATCAGAGAGTAGACACCTATGTGTTTGCTCAGGTAAACAAAGTTGGATCTGGATACGAGGGGTGGATACTTGGCTGGATGGACAAAGACGAGTATCTTTCTAAGGCCAAAGAGGTAAAGCAGGGCCAGCCAGATGAGTATGGTAAGCCAGAGACAGCCGATGCTTTTAAAATGGAAATCAAGGACATCATTCACTTCTAATGGGAAAGTACGAAACATGCCCCGAAACAAGGGCTAAGATCGACGAGCTGATGCAAAAAAACGCAGCTTATCAGGCTGCAAACAACTGCATCACCAATACAAAATCACAAGCAAAAGAAATCAATCGATACTGCAATAGGGAGTTTATCCGCCCCATAAAAGACTTGGATGAGCAGTACTATAAGTCAATTAAATTTCAGAGCGATTGATTATCTTTACGTCGTTACACGGGTTAGTTGTCTGTGGAACTTCGCAATCTGGAGAGGGGGTGGCTACATAAGTCGCCCCCTTTTTTTATTCGTATCTTTGGTGGTGAATGAGAACCTTTATCACTACCCTCCTGCTGGGAGCATTCTCCGTGTTTTATGGCCAAGAGTGCTCTTTATTGTTGCCTGATAACGTGAAAGTTATGGGCATGAGTCGAACTGATGTCAACCTTGCTGAGGTTGATACAGTGGTACTACCAGTCGTGTTCCACATCGTACACACTGGGTCTGGCGAAGAGAACAACATCTCTGACGCACAGGTATACTCTCAACTTAACGTGCTCAACGAGGAGTTCGCTGACAGCAAGATTCAATTCTGCATGGCTGCACGAGACCCTTTGGGCAATCCAACCGACGGCATTACTCGCTTTGATGGAAGCATCTGGGAGGACTACTTGTACGAAGGTATCTCCAATGGTAACGACCCTGACGCCAAAGACCAAGAAGACCTGAAGGAAGCTGTTGGGTGCTGGAATCCAAGTGAGTACCTAAACATATATGTGGTCAACGAGATCAACGGCAACGACGGCGGCTGGGGAATCCAAGGGTTTGCCTACCTCGGACCTACGGGAGATTGCCGTGACGGTGTCGTCGTGCTTTACAACGTAGTGGGGACCGTTGGGGTACAGAAGCCGGGAAGAGAGCTTGGATTCACTACCGTTCACGAGATAGGCCACCACCTCTCGCTTTGGCATACGTTCTCCAACTCGTCTGGATGTGGGGAAGAAAGCAACTGTGAGAGCCAAGGGGACCAAGTATGCGACACCCCACCGACGTGGGAGAACAACCAATGCACGGCCCCGAGTTGCCCAGACGCGCTCGTTGAGAACTTTATGGACTACACACCAGAGACGTGCAGGGAGAGTTTTACTGTGGGGCAGTCAGAGCGTATGCACGAGTGCCTTCAGACTGTACGCACGGGTCTTGTAGACAACATGAACTGCATCCCACCCATGCAGTACGACGCAGCCCCGACGCTAGCTAC